CAAGCCGCACTGCCGGACTCGCCGTCCCGATGCCCACGCGGTTGTTCGTGCTATCGACCTTCAGCGTCGAGGTATCCACCGTCAGGTCGCCGCTGACCGTCAGCGAGGACAGGGTGCCGACCGAGGTAGCCGCCGCCGCTACACTGGCGCCGTCTATCCGGAAGTTACTTCCGGAGCGGGCCACCACGTACTCGTCGGTCGCCTGTGATGCACCGCCGTCCGTCAGTTGCGAGATCTTGAGGTCTGCCAATGGTCTATCCTCTTACGCTGGTTCGTCGCTGTACGCCAACACACAGCGGCAGTTGATCACTTCGGACGCCGACCCTGACGGATCGAGCGGATACATCAGACCGTTCGTGAACGGCGTGTCAATGCGAATACGGCCCTGCGCCATGCACGCGGTGTGGCTCTCGCGGGTCTCGGCATCCGAGAACGCCAGCCACTCCTTGCTCTGGTATAGGTCGCCCATCTCCTGCGCCTGATCCCACGACCCCTGCGACAGCGCCCCCGCCGACTCCGTGCGGGCAATAGCCGTGGAGCGCGAGGTCACCTTCTCCTCCCCATACACCGCTCGGCTGACCAGTCGGGCCGTCTCCGTTACCGTCAGCCCCCCACGCTCGGACGCCTCAATGACTGCCAAGACTTCCTTCGCGGTGGTGTCGCCAATCAGTTGCGAGAGCCGCTGGGTGCGCTTGCGGATCGCCTCACGGACGCTCTGGACCGACCGCCCGGTCAGCCCCGCCTCGACCGTATCAGCGGCGAGGTCCGCCCCAACCCCTGCCACCTCGGTCGCGCCGAAGGCATAGCTCTTGGAGACGAGCGGGGTGAAGGACTCGCGCCAGTTCTCCTCAAGCGCCCCGCCCGGCGTATAGGCCGCACGGACCCGCGCACGAGCCTCGGCAAAGCTCGGAGCCGTCGAGATGGACTTGGTGACCTTCGGGCGCTCTGCCCTGAAAAGGGCTTCTGCCGTGGCCTTGTAGGTCTGCTCGGTGCGGTCGAGTTCGGCGTTGGCGCGTTCCCAGATCCCGCGCTTCCGCATCATCGCATCGTCAGGCTCGCTTCGATCCTTGAGCGCGTCCTTCGCCTCGCGGATGACCTTTCTCATATGGTCTAGCCCTCGGTCACCGACCGCAAGCCACTTGATCTGCGCCACGACCCCGGCAAGCTGGAAGTCGCCACGGTGCCGGGCAATCCACGCCTCGCGCAGACGGATGGCGTTCTCCTCGGCCTCACCGTCAGGGACGCCACCTCGCTTGGCAATCGGGGCCAGCTTACGGAACTGCTCGTTGCCCTTGACGTTGCCGCCCTTTGACCAGATCTCGGGGAAGTTCTCTTGCAAGTCCTCCGCCTCACCGACGGGGAACAGGGCGTACTGCGAGTTGCGGAGCGTGACCTTCTTGTCGTTGCCGTCCTCGGGGAAGTTCGTGACCTCCTCGGCGCGGGATTCGTCCTCCTCCTCGTCCTCGTCGCTTTCTTCCTCGTCGGCCTCCTCCTCCTCCAACTCCTCCGACTCGCCTTCTTCCTCCTCGTCCTCCTCGACCTCACCCTCGCTCTCGGGCTTGGACGGAGCCTCTTGGTTCATCGGCTCGTTGTCCGTGGCGGGCGGCTGGTCGAGGATGGTTGAGGGGTCAATGACCGCGACCGCGGCAGGGATGAGGTCGCGCCCCATCACCTTCAGCAAGCTGTCCGTCGGCTCGGGGAGCGGCGAGAGCTTGATGGCCCGGCGGCTCTCCTCCCACGTGCGAAGCCCCGCGTCGAACTCGGCCCGCACGCGGGTCGAGGTCTCGGTGTCGTTCTCAACGAGATCGCGCAGGATGTCATGGTCGTAGGTGACCCAGACATCGCCAAACTCGGGCGCGAGCCAATGGTTGAGTTCGTCCTCAAAGGCCGAGAACAGCGGCTCGATGGTGTGTTGCACCAGACGCGCACGGGCTTCAGCGTACTGAATGCCAGACAGCCCACCGTCGCTCGACGCCGAGCCAATGCCAATCATGCGCGGGTCCACGCCGAACGCCGCGCAGATGTCCTCACGCGAGACCCGGCGGAGGTCAGGGAACTCGAGGTCCGACAGCGTGAAGCCGAGCGGCTTGATGTCCTTGACCGCGCCGAAGAAGGCCGGGACGCCGCGCTTGCCGCGATCCACCACGCGGGCCGTGTAGCGGTCCTGCATCGCCACAGCGTCCTCGGTCGTGGCCTCGTCCGACATGATGACCGCAAAGGTCGGCGTGCCGTCGTTGGTGACCACCTGCCGCACATACGAGGTAGCCTCGTTGTCCGCCAAAATGGATCCAATCGCGGTCGCGCCACGCGGATACCCAAACACGTCGGCCTCAAACGGACGCCCCATCTCCAAGTCGCGGAAGTGGAGCATATCCTCGGTCAGCACGTTGACGATGATGCCAGCCCAGTTCGCGTAGTCGTACCGGCGCGGGTCGCCTTCGGTGTCGATCCAGACCTGTTGCATCGACTCGGCATTGACCGGGCGAAGCGCGACCGGCGGGCGGTTCTCGCTCGGGCGCTCCATCACGAAGAACGAGTTGCCGTAGCCCAAATAGTCCACGGCGAACTTGGCGCGGAACTGGCGGGCCGTGAACCGAGGGCCGGGGTAATCAAGGAGCTTCTGGAGCGGGTTGTCCTCGGGAACGCGGGACTCGTAGTTGCCCTTCTCCTTCAGCACCACCAGCGGCACGGAGGCCACGATGTCAGCCACGACGCGGATGCACGCATGAACGACGGGGTGGGCGTTGAAGCCCTGCACACGGATCGTGCGCCCATCGCGGCGGTACTCGCTTGGGTCCGCTGTACGGACCAACTGCATCTGCTGTATGCCGTTGGGGAAGTTGGGATACGTCACCGGCATGATGGAACGGGTGGACTCACCGCTCCCTGACAAGGCGCGTAGCGCATCGCTCACGCGCAACAGTAAGGACTTGCGATCGGACAAATGATGGCCCCGCGTTAGGAGTCTGCCACGCACAACACTAACGCGAAAGCAAGCAACGGCGCAACCCCTTACACGACAAACACCGACGGCCCCTTCTTGATAAGAGGGGCCAACGCATACCGCACGGCGTCCCAGACGTGATCGTTGCCGCTGACCAGATGCGGCAGAACCTCGTCGGTGCGGGGGTCGGTCTTGTAGCGCCAGAGCCGGGCTTCCTCGATGGCTCGCTTGCAACGCGGGTGGATCACGATGTCGGTGTAGGAGCGGAGGTGCTGGATGCCGTCTTGCACGGACCCCGACCACTTGGGTGCGCCCTCGCATCGGAACCCGCGCTTCTTCATCTCGGCTATGGTCTCGGGCCGCGCCGAGTCCGCTCGAATGACAAAGGCCCGCGCATCAGGTACGCTGTCAAAGGCGCGGACAAGGGCGTCTGTATCCAACTGGATACCGCCCGCTTCGTAGTCGAGGTAGAGCCGGTTGTCGTGCGTGTAGCATTTGATGAGGACGGTGGGGTCGTGCGAGAAGCCCCAGTCCGCGCCGAAGTACGGACCCTGCCAGCCCTTCTCGGGCGTGAAGTCCATCACCCGCCACTTGCCTGCCAAGACCTGCGCGTCCGACCGCGCCCACGGCTTGCCGCCCCAGACGTGCGCGTGAGCCTCGGGATCGGCCTTGAGCAGAGCGTCTGCCTCCTGCTTTAGCACGGCAGGGAACCACGGGTTGTCCGTGTAGCTGACTTTGCGGACGATGGACCGCTCGGGCGTCTTGACGATGTAGCGTTGATAGGTGCTGTCCGATTCCATCGCCGGGTTGAACGTCACCCAGATCTCGGAGTTGTCCTTGCGGATCGTGGGGATGAGGGTGCGCCAAGACGTATCGCTCACGGCCTCGGCTTCCTCGACCCAGCAGATGTCAATGCCTTCGGTGGACTTGATCTGCGCGATGTCTCGCCGCAAGCCCTTGAACAGGAACTCGGTGCCATTGGCTCCCAAGATGGCGGACTCCTGCACCGTGTAGAAGTTGTCAAGGCCGAGCCGCGTCACCTGATCCGCCAAGACGCGATGCACCGAGTCGCGGATGCTCGCCTGATACTCACGCGCACAGAGGATGCGGAGCGGCTGGGACAGGCCGTGGACGAGCAGGGCGCGAGCGAACTGCCATGACTTCGCAGAGCCTCGACCGCCAAAGGCTACGCGGTAGCGGACGCCCCCGAGGGTTGGCGTGTAGAGGAACCCGAACGCTTTGGGGGTCTGGACGTTGAGTTGCGTCATCCGAACAGGTCAGGCTCGGCCCGTTGCGTCTGCCAATAGGCGATGCGACGGCGGGCGATCTCGACGTACTCGGCCTCAAGCTCGCACCCCAAGTAGCGAAAGCCCTCAAGGACCGCCGCGCATCCGGTCGAGCCGGAGCCGTTGAACGGGTCGAGGATGAGTCCGTCCGGTGGCGTGACGAGGCGGCAAAGCCAGCGCATGAGCGCGATGGGCTTGACGGTGGGGTGGTGGTTGGTGGTGCGGACGGTACGATTGAGGCCGACCGTGTTGGGATCGTACATCTCGCCCCGATCGTCGGCGGCTTGTGCGCCGTTGGACTTTGCCGAGATCCGTTCCGGCATCCCGTCCAGCCCCGCTTCCCGTTCGCGGCGCGAAACTTTACTTGTATACAGGAAGCGCGTTCCCGATACCGGGTCGCTGGCGTCCGCCACCTTTTCCGCGCTTGCCTGATTGATGGAGGCGTCTGTGACAGGCAGAGCAGACCCACACGATTCGCAACAAGTCGGAATAGTCTGGATGGTGCCTGTGTTGTCCATCGCCCCCGCACTCGGCGCAAGGTTCAGGTGTCGGGTGCAATCGGTGCAGTCGGCGGTACAATCCCGACCACGTTGACAGCGTTCGCGGCTGTGCGCGAGACTTGCAGGAGCGAGAGCAAAATCTTCGCGTTGGTTTGGCTGGCTCAAATCCTGTCCCGCAATATTCACATTTTCGCATTGGCCCTCCCGAGCCACAAAGAAGAAGCGCGAGGGTTCCCCCAGCATCCCCGCCGCGTCCTCGTCGAGTAGCACGTTGGCGGGCCAGCGGCCTGATACATCCTTCTTGTCGCCATTTCCTTCCCACGCATCACCGACCATATGGTTCTGTCCGGGGCGGATGCCCTTCGATGTAAACGTTCGCGCATCCGTCCCAATCCGGCACCCATCCACGTTGATGGCCCCCGTCCCGTACTGCGTGACGTTCGCGGCGACGGTTCCGGTCAACGGCTTGCGGGCGAGGATGATGGGTTCCCACGCGGGCTTGAGGGCCGTCCCCCAACCGTGCCAACGCTTCGCGGCGTCGGTGGCGGGCGCGGTGATGTCCCACGATTTATACTCGACGCTACCGCCCATTGTTGGCAAAGCTGATGCGCCAGCAGTACTACGCGCTTTTGTGTCCCGCCCCA